ACAGGTTCTTCCATGAACTTCAATTCATCGAAGAACTCCTGCCCAACCGGGCCGTCGACCGGCTCCACGATCCGGTCATCACGCCTTACCCGCTGTGACGTGGTGGAAAACTCTGCTGCGCGGTCCTGCCCGACCTGCTGCGCACTGGCGTCGATCTCGTTGTTTCGTGCCATGGTTCTGGCTCCTGAAGAATGACGAAGCCCGCACAAGGCGGGCTTCTGTTTGGGTTGCGGTTGAGCGCCTGTGTTACTGCGGACGATCCGGCATCACCAGCACATCTTGAACGGTGTGCGTGAGCCCGGTGGCGTTCCAGTTGCTGGACCCGAAGGTCCATGCCGCGGCAGTCGTCGATCCCGCCTTGGTAACCTGGTAAGCGAACGGGGTCAGCGTTGCCGGCAGGATCGGGAACTGCGGACGCCCGGTCTTGAAGTTGCCATCGACATCGAGTTCATCGACGCCGCCCTGCACGACATTGATGTCGCCCGCGGCATTCAGGCACCAGACAAACGTGCAGCCCTGGTTCGCGACGAGCGCCGTGAATGCGGCGCCCGTCACCCCGTCCGTCGTCGGCGTGGTGCCGCCCGACACAGCCGCTTTGCTGTACGCCTTGCCGCCAATCGCAAAGATCACGGCGTTCGCCGTGGTGAATGTGGTTGCCGCACCGCTGATGCCGGTCATGCCGGCCTTGGTCGTCGCGAAATTCGCGCCGAAAATCTGCTTCGCTTGCATGTCTTGATCTCCAGAAAAGCGAAAGGCGCCCGTAGGCGCCTCATCGGGTTGCTTGGCTTAGGCGAGGTTCGTCACGCCGCACTCAGCAACCGCCATCCAGCCGGGGTTGAGCACGAGCGCAGCACTGTAGAACTTCGCGCCCACATAGCCGCGCTGGCCGAGCGGATCGTTCTTGTCCTTCTGCCCCGGGGGAATGTAGGTCGGATCGAACGAGTCCATCCCGCGCAGCGCCACATCGCCCCACGCATCCTCGGCAACGACGATGAACGGATAGACGTCGATGTTCACAGTGTTCGTCGAGAAGAGCCCGGTCGAGCCAACCGCCACGCCAGCGTTCGGGTAGCTGTTGAGTTCCGGCGATACGACAAACCGGAAGTTCTCGACGCTGCCGATCTCCATCTCATGCACCGGCTTGCGCTGCCCGTACTCGGCGACCGGCGTGAAGCCGGCCAGATCCCGGATGTCCGCTTCGCCATCGGTGTGGCAGAACACGAGGAACGACGCCTCGACGGCCCGCGTCTCGTAGTTCGGGGAGCTCGCAAGGATCGACGTGATGAACTTGCCGTGGTTGGCCTTGAGCGATCGCGTGATCTTGCGAAGCAGCGGCAGCGTGACCTTGCTCGCGACGGTCGCGCGGCTGGATCCGCCGGCATAGAACCGATTCGTGCAACCCTTGAGCGCGCCGTAACGCACCATTTCGCGCACGAGCCCCATGCGCTCGCCGGTCATCTTCTTCATCTCTTCCGGCAGCTCGGCGCCGTCCTCGTGCAGATCGACGCTCTGGTCGGTCAGCGCGTAGAGGCACGAATACTGCTGCATCTGCACGCTCACGTCCTGCGGCACCATGGAATCCGCCGGAGGCGTGACGCCCTCCTGAGTGACGTGCGCAGCGGCATCGACGCTCCAGGTGTTCGGGCTCGCCACAGTCGCCCCATAGGGCAGCCAGCGACGGTAGAGCACGGTTTTCGAGTTGTTCTTGGGCATCTTCTTGCGCTGCCCGGTAATCGCCAGGACTTCGCACGGGATCGCGTGGGCAAGGATTTCGCCCTTCAGGCGTCCGACGCGCTGGCTGGTGTTGCCGTATGCGTTACTCATGATGTTTCACTCCTGAATTGAATTTCGGTCAGGCGCCTCTCGCTCCGGCAAAGCCTGCGAGAAACGCGTCTTCTTCGGTTTGAATGGGTGCGGTATGCCCGGGGTTGCCGGACGTTGGCGCGACGGCTTGAGCCAGTCGCTTCTGCGCGGTCGTCTTCTTCGCATTCGCCTGTGCTGCGGCTTGTTCGCGGAACGCCTTGAAGGCGTCCAGCTTCTCGGCTACATACAAGGCGTCTTCGCTGCTGAAGACCTGCGCACGGTCTTCGGCGGGCAGGGATTCTGCCCACAGCTTGAAGTCCGCAGATGCCGCGACTTGCTGGAAGTCGGGATGGCGCATCGACAGCAGCTTCAGCTCCTGCTGCCGCGTCACATGGCCGACTGCGTCAGCGATCCTGGCCTGAGTGTATTGCGCGATCTGTTCCGGAGTCGGACCCGCGGCAGCAGGCGCGCTCTGCGCCTGAGTGTCATGCTGGCCGGACGGCTTGCCCGCTTCGGGCATGGAAAAGATCTCGTTCAGGTCGTTGGCGATCGCATCTGCCAGATCGGGGTACGTTTGCCGCGTGCGCTTGAGCATGTCGCCTGCGATCTTGCGGGCAGTCGCCTGTTCGGACGGCCGGCCGCTCGTCTGCATCTGCTGCAAGCTCTGCAACGTGCGGTTGAACTCGCCGAGCTTTCCGGTGACTTTCTGCATCTGAGCTTCGAGCCTGCGCTCCACCTCCGGGACGCGGGCCAGTAAATCCTTCAACTGGTCTTCCGTGAGCCCCGCGAGAGCGACCTTCGCCGCCTCGACGGCCTGGTCATTGCCACCGTCGCCAGCTTGCTGACCTTCTGCCGGCGCAGGCTTGGCGCTTTCTGCCGGCTTTTCTTCGGCAGGCTCTCCCCTTGCGGCAACAGAGTGACCATCAGCGCGCGCACCGGCAAACCCTTCGGCAAACGCAGCAGCCTCTTCCGCTTCCGTGCCCTGAGTCTCGCCGTGCGGAACCTGGGTCGGCTGCACACTGGTTTCTGACTCCGGCTGGAGCGTCGTCGATTCGATCTGTGTTTGCTGTTCGGTCGTGCTCATGGCTCAGATGCTCCTACTCATGCGCGGAGGACATCGGGGATCCCGTGCCATCCGCAAGTTGTGCCGGATCCTCGTCGTCATCGAGGGCCAGCAAGTTCTTGATCTCGGCAATCCGACCGCGAAGCCTGGCCGTAGCCACTTCGTCAAGGTCGCCATCGTTCATCGATCGCAGCACAGACAGCCGCTCGGCGTAGTGCGCGCGCAGTCTCTGCCAGGCCGCGGAAGCGCGGTCAGCGTGTGTCAATTTCATTTGGTGTTCTCGCTACAGCGAGTAGGCCATGCCGTTCGGCGCGCGTCCGATCGGCTCATTCGGGGGGGTTGATACCTGCGGCGCAGAAACCGCTTCGCGGTCAGCCGCAAACGCGGTGAGTTCCTTCTGCGTGCGCAGCTTCATCGCAGTCTGCGCAAGCTGCGCCTTGACTTGTTCGAGCGACAGATTCCGGCGCTCGGCGAACTCCATCATCTTCAACTGCAGCCGCATGTGCTCGATCTGCGCATCGTGCTGGCGCTGGCGCTCGGCCTCGTGCGCTCGCCACTGCAGCTCGGCCTGGGACTGTGCAGCGCGCATCTGAATTTCCGCCATGTCGGCCTGTGCAGCCACCTGAGTTTTTTGCACGTCCGACTGCGCGCGGATCTGTGCCGCAGCGATCTGCGGGGGCGGCTGCTGACCCTGCTGCGCCTGCATCTGCGCCATTTCTTCGGGCGTGAGCATGAACTTGCGCGGATCGAGGCGCTGCGCTTTGCACGCCTCTTCGAACCACTTGCGCGGATTCACTCCGAGCGCGGGGTTCATCACCAGCGCGCCCATCTGTACGATGGCCTGGTTCTGGAGATCCCGCTCAACAAGGGCCGACGAGCCGCGCGCATCGATCACGCAGTCTCCCTTCTCCTCCGGGTCTTCGGAATACTGCAACAGCCATGTGTAGTACCGACGGATGTGCGGCTCCGTAATGAAATCGTCGAACCCGCGTGCGATCCTGCGCAGCACCCCGGAGGCGTTATTCATCGCGATCTGCTGACCGCCTAGTGTGGCCGGCGCGCTCCCTTGCTGCCCTTGCAGCAGCAGCGGCAACCCAGTCACATCCTCGGCCATTTTCAGTCCGAACTGGATGATATTCATCATCTCGGCCTGCTTGCTCGGGATGTCGATCGAGAGGATCGCGTCCGCAACGGACCTGACGTCTGCATCCTCCGACGCGAACCACACTTTGCCGGGCGTGAGCGCGAAATCGCCGTTTGCCGGGATGATCGCCTTGCGCCGCATCACGATCTGGGGCGCCGAGGACAACCCGGAGTTGTCCATCATCGCGCGCGCCGCGGCGTTGATCATGCGCTGAGGAGTACGCACCTGGCGCCCGACGCCCATGCCCCACGGCATCCCAGGGCGGCGCTGCCACGGAAATACGTCGTACGGAAACGCTCCTGTGTCGAGCGGGTTTTCGGCCGCCTTGATCACGCGGTCATTGACCATTGCGACCATTGCCGAGATCGAGTCCGGGGCGTCGTCGGCAAGTTCCAGCCCGG